GCTATTTTCATAATACAACTACCAATATAATCATTTGGTCGTGGTTTGTCAAGATCTGATGATTCAGCTTTCTCACATGCGTTTTTATACTTTACCATTTCAGAAAAGAACTTCTTATTATCTACGTAATGTTCACCCTTTGCTTTAGGCATTGAAAAACTCCTTACTCCTAAACATAATATTGATTATACTTTGAAAATAAAATGGTGTCAACTAAAATATTTTTAATTTTTCTGTTGACATAGTAGTTGACAGGGTATATACTTCTTATTGTCACCCATCAATGAACAGTATCAGAATCTACTTTGATATCAGTATTCGCTAACTGTAAATCAATCTTCTCTGGTAAAGTCTTCTCTATATATTCATCATAACAGTCTTTGATATGTTGTTCTACATAAGCAATAGATAGAATATGAAGTGCTGGAAAAAAGAAATTTCTAGATTTAGATAGACCATTTAAATATAAGTTAAAGAATACATGATCTTCTGTCCATTCTGTTGAGACAGGATCACGAAGAACGATACCAGAACTACTAGAAGCAATGAAATTACCAATAATCACTTGGCCAGTAGATAACTGTATAATACGATATGAATCGTTTTTATCAAAATCGTCTTCTGTTATCATCATTCTTTATTCCTCATATACCAATCTTATACAGTTTATATTCAAATTTCTCTTGATTATATATCTTAACTCTTTCATATAGATGTTTTAGAGTATAGTTGACTTCCTTACCGTGTTGTAGATCATCACCTATATCAAATAGTGTACATTGATCTTTATTATCTGATACTCTTAAACCTCTACCAATAGACTGTAAATTTCTTATCTTGCTTTTAGATGGGCTAGCAAATATGATATTGTGTAGTGCTTTGATATTAATTCCTGTGGAGTAGGTACCATACGATGCGATGATAATGGCATTCGTTTCTCGTTCAGTAATCTCTCTAATAGACTCACGGGTTTCACCATCAGTCCCACCAAATACAAAGAAAACTTTACGACCTTTCTTAACCTTACTATTTATCATGTCGTAAAGTTGTTTTCCATGTTTCTCTACATATTGAAATAGTATCAAAGTATTGCCGTCTAGTGATAATGCTAGATTATTGATAAATTCATTTCTCTTTTGATTTCTAACAATAAAGTCCATCTCATCAGCATACTTCATTTTAGATACTTGTTTTGTAATTTCTTTATCATATTTTAATACAAGTATTTTAATACGAAGTTTTGCTAATTGATCATTCTCCATTAGATCTTTTGTTTTTACAAGAGACTTGGTTGGACCAAATAGACCTTCTAATACTAATTGATGGGTTTGAGAACCATCTAATGTTCCAGTAAATCCAAATCTGTATCTACAATGAGGAAGTTTTTCTAGAATTGATGTAAGAGATTTTGCTTTGAATAAATGTGCTTCGTCACCAATGACTACACCAAAATGTTGAAACCAAGTCTTAGGCATCTTATAGATTGATTGCCAAGTAGTGATTACCACATCATCTGTAATATTATCTTTCCAATCTTTTTTACTCGTACCTGTAATCATACGAATATTTAATTTATTACCATAGTCATCAAAGTCTTTAGCCATTTGATGGACCAAAGATATTGTTGGTACAATGATAAGTTTTTTATGGGGATAAAATCTAGATAACATGTATATCATCAGAGACTTACCAGAACCAGTTGGTGATAGTAGTAAACACCGATTATTTCTTACGGCGTGTACAAAACCATCAATCTGATAGTCTCTGGGAGTTATCTTTAGTTTTAGTCTTTCTACAAATTGACCACACTCAAATGCGGAGAATTCATTAGATACATCAGAGTCTTGTGTATCAATAGAATAATTTCTATTCTTGGCGAAAGACTTTACTTCTTCTAGAAGTCCTTTGTAGATTTGTTGGGTATTCAGATTATAGAGATATATTTTACCATTCCACATACGAGATTTGTATGCTGGCATGAAGCGATATCCAGGAACATAGAAAGAGAAGTGTTCGTGTATCTCTTGAGCAATACCTCTTTCGCAATCAAGTCTTACAAAGACTTCATTATGTTCTTTTACAACAATATCACTGACCGAAGTTTGTGAGGCGGCGCCACTCGATACTATTTCTAATAATCCAGTTTCTTCCATTGATACCCTTCATTATTTCTTCCAAAACATCAACAATTTCTTGTTGCATAGATATTTTTAAATTCATTTCAATCATTTCAGAATCTGAATCCACATAATCATTTATATCAGCCTTCAAAATGGTTTTTAACTGGGGTTGTCTACCAATCTCAGTTAAGTCTTCAGGATTATTTAAATCACCTCTGAAGTATTCAGATAATGTTTTGGCAAGTTGTTTTTTCTTTAAAAATAGACTTTTGAGTTTAAGTCTTTCTTTATATAATATTGATAGATACTTAGCATGTAATACGGGAATATTTAAACTTTCTGTATCTAGTTCAACACTATCAATTGGAGCGTCTTTTCTCCAAGCTTCGGCAATATCTTCAATTTTCAAGATTTAAATCCTTCTTCACGATTAAAAATATATTATATCACACAGACTCTATTGTGTAAAGAGTATATCTAAAAGTAACAGTGGCTTCTAGATAATCAATATCAGTAACAGTAGTTGAGAATGTAAGTTCAGATAGAGATTCGGGAAACATATTCTGAAACTTTACACGAAGATTAGGATTATATTTACTTGATAGAATTGATAAAGTAGCATCAGATACGTTTCTCTGATTTCTGCTACGTTGTTGGAAGTTTTTATATTGGTCAAAATTTTCTGGTGATCCTAATCCAACTAACCAATTATATATCTCTAGATAATTTATCATATCTTCGTCTACACGAAAAGTCAAGTTAAAAGGAGAGTATGTAATTTTTTCTCCAGCAAGAGGAATATCAGTAAAAGGATTGGTTTGATTAGAAGTACCAATAGATACTGGAGGTATACTAGCTGATTGTGAAAAATATGACACTGTTGGTATTCTATCTAATACCAATCTGAAACCTGTCTGTCCTAAAAAGTTTTTGTTATCAGGAGTTGCCATACAATGTATCCTTTATAATATCAACTATTTATTTATAAAAAAAAAGAGGGGAGCCGAAACCCCCCTCTAGTTCTCGTTGGGTTAAACCCAATCTTATTATTACATAAGATTTGAAACGGTAACAGTACGATAGTAGATATTCTTTTTCGCAAAAGAGATAGCACCATCGGCAGCGGTTGTTGCAAAAGGATTAGCGACGATGCCGTAGCGAGTCTTAAATCCAATTTTTGGCTGGAAGGTATTCTCGCCAACTGCACGAACCATCTGTAGTGGAACATATGGGCAGTAGAAGAGACCAGCATCAAATGCGCTTGAACCCTTGTAACCAATGGTGTAGTACTGATCACCAGAGGCGCTTGAGAAGTATGGGTCAACATAAACGCGGACCCGACCATGTAGCACACCAGCGAAAGTGTTACCTGTATCGTCTACGTTTAGGTTGGAACTGAGTGCTGGAGTGTAATCAAGAACACCAGCCATCTGTAGGGCAGAAGCTACGTCTGAACCACAGATTAGAACGTTACCCTTACCACGCCGGGTTGACTTGGCGATTTGGTTAGCGTCGCGCTCGATCTGGTAGATTAGACCCTTGAAGCGTTCTACTGACCAGCGACCGTTTGCATCAACGTCTAGGTTGAAAGTACCAGAGGTTGTTACGTTATCCTGAGCACCTGCGGTAGCGGTATAGTTGATTGTACGAACTACTTCGCGGTTGATTTCAGAGAGGATTTCAGCAGATAGGATGTTGGATAGTTCTGTTTCTGCGTCTAGACCGTGAATAGCCTTTAGATCTTGGGCTAGTTCCATGGTGTACTCAGCTTTAAGGGCGCGAGATACAGCAGTTACAGAGACCTTCTCAACTGAGAAAGCCATTTGTTGGAATGCGTTTGCAGAACCATCGCCGAGAGCTTCTGCTTCAGCGGTGGTCATGCCAGTGCCGACGGTATACCCAGTACCTGATGCACGATCGGTTGGATCGCTACCAGATTGAGCATTATTACCAGCGTCGTTAATAACACCGAGAGATGCAGTATTACCAGAAGCAGAGGCAGAAAATGTGGTTACTGCTTCGTTATAGAGGGCTTCGTCGCCACCTTGAGTTGAGAAACGTGAACGCATCGCGAAGATTAGACCTGTTGGACCAGTCATTGGCTGGACACCGCAGATATCGTATGCGATCATATTTGGCATTGAGCGACGAACTAGTGAAATGAGGACAGGATCGAAAATATCGACTGAACCGTCACTAGCGGTAGAAGAAGAAGCGCCCATAGCATTAACTGGTGCTGCTTCGCCTAGTAGTGTTGGTGAATGATAACCGCCAGAACCAAAACCCTGCTCACGGGCAGAAATCTCTTGGTTTTCTAGTAGTTGAGCGACGACAGCACGCTTATGAGGATCCTTGATCTCACCGAGATCTGGATGTTCAAGAACTGGCTGCCACTTCTTGAGTAGTTCTTCATTTAACATTGGTATTAACTCCTTTTTAGTACCATTATTTTTATTTATTAGAAATCATTATTTCTTTACAGTTCTAGAAATAGCAGCGGCGTAGTGTGCCATGCTTCCAGTCACCTTCTTACGAACCTCTTCTTCGAGTGGTTCTTCTTCGTCAATAATAGATTCAATCTTATCTTCATCAGCGAAGTAACTTTCCTTAATCATGGAAACTTTACCACGATAGTCTTCTTCTGAAACAAACTCAACAGCAGAAGCTAAGTCATTAAACTTCTCTTTATTTGCAACAGTTAGATCTTCGGAAATTTCTGAAACGATAGAATCTTTAACAAGAACTTCAATTTTATCATTGAGTTCAACATTTTTTTCGATTTCCTTGTTAAGGCTTTCTTCTAGTTCATCTACCTGATCGGATAGATCGCCTAGAATATCTACCTTATCTTCTGGAATATCAATATAAGATTCTTCGAAAAGTTTCTTTAGACCGCCAATAAATTCTTCAGCGATCTCAGTACGAATACCGTTTTCCATAGCTAGACGATTCTCATCGGCCCACTGTTCGACTACGTAGTCAAGATAGGAATCCATCTTTTCTACCATGTCTTCGTGATTCTTTTGAGATTCGATTAGATTATCGGCTTCAATCTTTTCTGATAGTTCGGAGAGCTTTTCATTAATTTTAGTGATTACAGCAGCCTCAAAGATTGTGGTTGCTTTATTTTTAAACTCTTCTGAAAGATCTTCGTTGCCGAATAGAGCTTTAACATCATCTTCTAGATCGATGTCATCTCTTGTTACAGTGATTGGTTCTGAAGTTTTAATATCTTCTAAGATATCTTCTTCGTTTGTTTCAGTCTCTTCACCCATCATCTTTGAATATGCAGAATAAAGATCTTCTTTCTTCATACCATGCATTTTTGTCATCATGGCATTAATCATGCCAACCTTTGTCTTGGGTGAATTTCCTTGAGCAACAGGCTTTTTCTCTCCGGCGTCCTTATCAGCAGGACGTGAGGAGTCCTTCGTTGGTGCAGGATCTGCAACCATTGAGGGATCGCCCATTGAAGCTTTAAATTCCTGAAGATCTTCAGAGTCGTCTTCAAGAACTTCTAGATTCTCATCGGACATTTACACGCTCCTTTTTGTTTTTAAATTATTTATAAATTATCATATTTACATTAAAGTTTCTTCAGGAAATCCTCGAAGATACGCAATTTTGTTTGTTCAAGTTCGGCTTTATTGGCTTTCTTGATATCATATTGAGAACGCTCCACAAATCTTTGTGTCCACTTCCCACCTTCCATAATCCATTCAACCCCTTCCATAATACCTTGAACAAATGCATCTGGCGCGGAAGGATCTGCAACGATGTCGGCTGCGGTAGCAAGATAAAAATCTTTTTGTACCTCATTGACACCATTTTTCTGTTTAAGAGTACCCATACCTCTTGATGAAACACCAATAGTGGCACCCTCTTTGATTAAGTTTTTTACGATATTACCGTAAGGTGAATCCATAATCTTCGCTTTACCCATGAAGTTATCTCCATCTTGGTAAAGTTCTTTAATCATATGTGATACTCTTTCAAGATTAATGGTTGGTCCACTGGGATGACCTAGTTCACCAAATGCACGATTCTTCATTACATATTCTTTGTTATATCTATTTATTTCTCTTTCAAGAATATCTGTAGGATAGATACGACCATTACGGTTCTGTTTGTTGGCCTGCATAAAGATGCCTTCAATATAAAAATCTTTCTCACCATTCTCATTGGCTTCGGTCACATAACCGATGTCAAGTACTTCCGTGATGAGTTTCATATTATTCTCCTGACTTCTTATGCATTTTTAAGATAATAACGCCGTTGCCACCAGAAAGTGTAATATCTACGTTCGATGTTCTTTGTGCGTCATTAAGTTCTAATTGCATTCCACTTGCTTGATAATCATGATATCCACTACCAGCAAATACAGCGACAGTATTAGAACCTCTTTTTACGTTCCAATTATTTGTACCATCTACGCTCCACATCACTTCTGATATTACCATTTCACCAACAGTCTCACCAATAGCATTGGCTCCTTGTTTACCATTTGCTGTATTAAGTTTCAAACCATCAGTAGCAGTAGTTCTAAAAACTACATATCCAGCAGGTTTTTTATGATTATTTGTTACTGGCATCACACTGTCCTCTTTGCAAATGTAAGCATATTTTTATAGGATTTTTCATCTTTCATCATTTCACTTTCCATACGCTTACGATTTTCCGGATTTAATTCTTTGAGAACAGCATTGAATGCAACGGCATCTTCTTTTGTTACCTTTACTGACTTGCCGTTCTCTAATTTAATTGTTCCTGCTTTTACTGCTTCTTCAATAAACTCAACTTCTTCTTTTGCTAAACGCATTTGAAAAGCAACCTTTTTACCATCAGAAGTCATACCTTCAGTATCGGTTCCTTTGTATAATTTAAATCTTCTTTTTACTGTGACCTTTAAACCATTTGAATCGGTAACTCTATCAAATTTACCACCAATAGGATATTTTGTTGTATCATAGAAACCAACTCCCTTTGGTAGAGTAACTACTTGTTCTGCTTCATCAATAAACTCAACTTCTTCTGCCATTTTCCAATATTTACTAGCAATAGCATCTCTTTCTTTTTGGTCTTTATACTCTATGTGACCTTTCATATCATGTCGCTTATTGATGTCTTGAATTTTCTTGACTTCAGCAGGAGTACCAAAAGACTGGGCAAGTTTTAGAGCAACTAGACCATGTTCGTTACGATCTTCTAAATCACGAAGTTGTTTCTTCGTAACTTTCTTGGCTTCATCAAGTTCAACTTCTTCTTTTACAGAACCTGCCTTGAAGTCACCCTGTCTCTTATCACCTTTACGAAGAGGTGTTTTTGTAATTTTCTCTCTAAACTTAGCAAATTTTACGTCACCAGAAGTACCTTGTTTTACTACTGGTTCACCAGGATGTTCAACACCTTTATGTTTGTTGTGTGATGTCTTAGCTACATGTTGATCTTCTGGAGCAGCTGGATGATTGCTTACTTCAACAGAGTGTAAATCAACAAACTCAATCTCACCATCAGATCTAGGCTGATATTCTAGTGCTTCTTCGTCGTCATCTGGATCGACAACATAATCGTCAGCGCCAGCTTCTTGGATCTTTCTGAGTTGTTTAAGCGTTTTCATAAGAATCTTCCTCGGAACTGTATAGAGTAGATGCAATACGCATTTTCTCTGAATCTATTTTTTCGTTTGTTTTGAATGCAAGAACATCATTAATAATATCTCTAAACTTAGAAGTCTCGTTGTTTTCCAAATGCCGTAAAGCATCACTTAAACTGTCTTGTGCATCCATAGTCATTCTCCTTTCATTTATTTATAATATTTATTATATTAAGTAAAATAAGGTACTTTATAACTAGTTCCACCAATATTAAACGTTAAATAACCGTTTGGATTGGCTACTATACTATCATCTGGAGTTAGTGTTCCTAATGATGTTGTTACATCGCCTGGTGTTGCTGTAATTGTAACATTGGCTGAAGAAAATTTACTAGCAATACTATTTGTTACAGTAGTAGCAAAGTTAGGATCATCTCCTAAAGCTGTTGCTAACTCATTTAGTGTATCTAGAGTGCTTGGTGCAGAGTCTACTAAATTTGTAATTTCTGTTCTAACAAATGCTGTAGTAGCGATTTGAGTTGTATTGGTCGCCGCCGCTGCTGTAGGAGCTGCTGGGGTTCCTGTAAATGTTGGTGATGTTATATTTGCTTTAGTAGCAATATAAGAGTTGGTATTTGCTAAAGCGGAATTGAAGGTAGATGTACTTACTTTAGTCGCAATATAACTATTGGTATTAGCTAAATGTAATAAAGTATTAGCAGTATGCGCTGCTTCTCTTGTTTCTACAGCGGCAATGTAACTATTGGTATTAGCTAA